CTAATGATACCTTTATTGTTAGTATTTAAATAATAAATGCTAATGATACCTTTATTGTTAGTATTTAAATAATAAATGCTAATGATACCTTTATTGTTAGTATTTAAATAATAAATGCTAATGATACCTTTATTGTTAGTATTTAAATAATAAATGCTAATGATACCTTTATTGTTAGTATTTAAATAATAAATGCTAATGATACTTTTCTTTCTTTAATAATTAAAAAATTATACGATAGAGCATATGATATTACATTAAAATCTGTAGGATAATCACTACACATTTTTAGTTTTAATTTTATTTTATGAAACATGGAAAAATTAATTGTTCCAGATGGTTGATTATCTTCAGGATATAATGCAAAACAATACGAATATATGTAATTAGATGGTGTTTTAGTATGATGATCATATGACTGTACCAATCTATAATATTTTGCAGGTAATGGTGTCATTCTATCTTCGCCGTTCAATGATAAATTACCTTCTTTGAATGGATCTTTTATAATATTTTTATAACGAGTCTTATAACAAGAATAATTAAAGTGATCATTGCCATATGTAAAATCTGCATCATCTGCCGTAGATCGTTCATGTATATCACTCCTCTGTACAGCCCAATAAATAGATTTTGTGGCCTGACTGTAATTTAAGTCAGTTACCGGTAACATGGTAGATTGAGAAAAATGTTGATTACAATTATGTTGCACTTGATCAACTAAATATAAATGATCATTCTTAATAAATATATCATGTTCGTATTTATCTAGGTAAACATAGTCAACCAATAAAGATGCATGAAATATGGGTGTAAAACCAGGTCTATCATTTTCATCATTACACACCCAACATTCACTAAATTGTCGCCAATCAATTTGCACCGATAAGTTTTCATCGCCAATAGCACAAACTGGAAACGCATGCGATGGTTTGCCGGTAAAATGAAAATTTAAGGGAAATATTAAATCTTGTTCATCTGAAAATGTTGATGGTTTGAATGTTGGAGGTTCTCTTTTACCCATCATTTCCCAGTAACCAGGTTTTTTTTCTGCAGTTTGTGCTAACTCTGACCACCATTCTAACCATTCACCAGTACCCTTGGAAATTTCTTTAGAACCAACATTAAAAGAATAATTTTTAACCATCAAGTGTCCAATAGAATTTGCCCAACCAAAAATAGAATCAGTTACCTTAGCAGTGCATGATGTACAAAAACATTTAATGTCGATATTTTTAGTACATGTTGTAACTGGTTTCAAAAGTGATTTAGCATTTAATGATGGTAATTTAATACATATTTTAATTCCAGTTATTAAATCAGCATCTTTTAATAAATTACAAACTGATCTATTACCAAATTCAGATGAATTAAAAAATAACTCTTGTGTTTGTGTTGCGAAACCACCATGCTTTTTATATACTGTGTTAAATAAAGATATAAGTGGTTTCTCTCCATTTGTTCCCATATTTAAATGTTTATCTTGTTCACCACGCATTGACAATTGTAATAAAGCGCCACCCATAATAATATGATATTAGATATTTTTTACTTAATATTAAATTCAAATAAATTATTTTTTAACTTTTTTCCCCGTGAATGTTTTAGTTGATCTTTTATACATACATTTCCAATGTGTATCATCATTGATTAAATTCCGATCTTTAGCAGTCGATGATTTATTACCAATATCATGTGCACCAGCAAATGGCTGTGGACCATAAAAAAAATGATTGTATTAAACTCATAATAATATTATTATAGATTATTATTTAATCCATTTTATTGACATAATAACATGTCAATTTAACACGACATAGAGGACAAACACTAATTTTGTTTATACAAGTTTTTACACAGTTCATGACCACATTCTGTTAACACATTACTGTCTTCCATACATACACAACAATTATTATGAAAGGTTATATTTTTAATTTTTTCTTCTAAATATATTGATGGCGACGATGACCTTGATATATTTTGAAATCCAGGTGTCACCATTTGTAATAATCCTCCAGGCATAATAATATATATTATTATTTAACGTTTAACACATATTTATTTTAGCTAATATAGTATTTAATGTATCATTCATATATGTCATTTTGTCATTTAAAAATTGCATTTTGCAATCATTATTTGCAATATAATCACACAATCGTTTATCCAATATGTCACTGAATTCTTTAGCTTTTTTTAAATCTAGACACACTTCAGACATTTTTAAATTTAAATTACATATTTTTGAATCATATGTCATCAATGTTGTATTAATATTTTGAAATGTAGAATTTACAACAGTTTTAAATGTATCAACAGTATTATTTGTAATTATTGAATTCAATGATAAATCTATTATTTCACAATCGACTTTTGTTTTATAAGCCAATAAGTCACTTGTGGTGGTAGCCAAATTAGTGTTTATTGCTGCAACATTAGCATTCAAACTATTTATTAGCGCTGTATTTTCACTAACATCTAGGGATATTGCGGCATTCGTATCAATAAAATCTAACAATGTACTATTAGATATATCGCCAGCTTCCAAAAAACTATTAAAATTAGCTAATGCATCTAATTGTGTAGATAACGAGTTAAGAGACGCGTCAATAGTAGTACTTTGTAAAAGTAATCCCGAAACATCATCAATCAATACTTTATTATCCATGTTATAATTAACCAGTTTCCAAATTCCATTAACATTAACAAAATCTAAAACTTGTTCTAGGCCACCAATAATAATAAAGTCACTTGTATTATATGACCATTTTATATTATTACATTTATTTTGATTAAATATAATCTTTCTATAATCATTTACCGATCCGGATATTGCAGGTATTTCAATTGTTACAATTCTATTATCATGTGTGGAATAAAGATTAATGATATTTACTGCTGAGTCAAGATGAGCACAAAATGTTACGGATGCTGAACTTGTATCACTAATATCTAGAACATTATTTACTAAATACATATTTTCAATAGTTGTATTTTTTAATGTTGCATTAACAGATGTTAATTCTTGGGTCCTAGTGTCAACGCAATTAATTTTATTCCATTTTGCCGATTCGCTACCTAAACACGCTGTCGAATATTCGGTTAAAGGCAGTACCGATCCATCTGTATAAATATTATGTTGAACAGCTAATTCATTTGATATTTGAACATCTTTGCCCTGAATAAGTTGAGCATCAAGGGAACAAGCTATAATATTTTTTTTAATAATTACTCCACCATTAAATACGGCACAAGCAACTCTACCATGAGCTTCCGTATCATCCAATACATGTATAGTGTTAAATGCTTGATCTTGATTAAATTCCATATTACTATTACAAAATATATTATTTTGAGAGTATATTTTTTATTATCATTTATATTATAAGTATGAAATCAATACATGTCATATTTCCAGATAAATCATTAAAAAGTATAGATTTTGATAATATATACCATGAATTATATTATAATTTGGGAATGATAAATAAAGACAAGTACAGTGCCAAAGAATATAAAGATTTAAAAATTCAAATATCAAAAAATGATAAATTTTTACCGTTGTATGATATTTTTTCAAAGAATTTTTATATTATCAACAGTGAAAATATTTATAATCGTGTTCACCATTTTCATTATCGTGTTCCCACGACCGAGATTATTGAACGATTGCAAAAAACATTAATATCATTCACCGATAAAACATTAGAATCTTACAAAGAGAAAATATTAAAAAATATTAATTTTATCAAAAACTTTGATCTTGACACTTTGGAGAAAAATTATTATAAATTATTTTATCTTTCACAACCTAATACCGTAGAATTAACATCTTGTATTAAACCATCTTTCATTCCATTTATAACTACAAAACCATATTATACAAAAAGTGAATTGATAAATTTAGGATTAAATATGAATTTAACATTGGATGAAAATATAGAAAATATTTGTAAAGTTGTATCATTGAATGATGTCAATTCATCAACCATTCTATCTCATCAAATATATATTAAAAACTTTTCTAAAGCATATGTACAATTATATTCATTATTAGGATCAAGTTATTGGAATTTTTATATTCGCAATAAGAATTGTGTTCGCGATTTACACGATGAAGCACATATTTCATCACTCTATAAAATTATTAAGAATGCGCCAAAATTTGATAAATCATATTGGGTTTATCGATTTGTCGATAATGATGAATATTTAAGTCATTTAAAAGTTGGTGACACATTTGAAGAAAATTCATTTATATCATGCACCCGTAATCCATTTTACAATACACAAAATAATATATTTGGTTTTATCTTGATCAAAATATTATTACCAAAAGGTTTGAAGGGAACAGGATTATGTATGGAATCATATTCTCTATTTTCGGAGGAAGAGGAAATTCTATTAAATCCATCCAATCTTAAATTGGTATCTAAAGATGAGAAATTTCACTATTATCATCCCAATAATAAAGCATCAAAAAAGATTAAAAAGTTGTACGTGTTTGAATATGTATCTATGGCTCCCTTGCCCAATACCAAACAATATGCAGATCCTAAAAATGAAATACCTACTATATCATGGCTAAAAGATACTTTAAAAGGCGATGATTTTGCATCAAAAGTATATTATTTTTATAAATCAGTATTACCAACATATAATAATAAAAGATATTTTAAAACTGTTATTGGTGAGAAAACATATTTATTTAGTGCTTTTTACCTAGATAATAATCCAATATATGAAAAATACTTTTTCTTACAAAAAAAAGATGCTATGAATAAAGATGAAATATATTTTATACTTCATGATCATATTACTGGTGATATACAATTAATGATTGAACTCCGAGACATAATATCAGTTAACTATATTCATAGATTTACGGGATCCGTACAATTACCATTTTCTAATAGTGATTTAATATTATTTTTAGCATCCATGGCTCGTTATTTTGAAATAAGTCAAGTAATAATTCACGACGAATATAAATCATATAAAAATATTAGTGAGAAATTATTGATTAATACTGATAGTAATATATTTGATCAAGATAATCCAGATAATCATATTATTTCATTATATAGTGGTGATTTTAATTATTATAACGCAGATTTAATTAAGCATATTGAAAATAAAGAAAAAAGATTCTTAGATCCAGGCATAACATACAATTTAAAAAGTCATCATTTTCAACGATTTTCTAAATTAATGGCAATAGATATATTTCAAGATATCGAAAAATCACCATTATATAATATATTGGTGAAATTAACAAAAGTTAAAAAATATAATTTATTAGATTTCTATATTTATATTCATTACAATTATTTTTACTTGATCAAAGAATTAAATGGTCTAATAATAAACTACGATATTGATATATTTAAGGATATTACAATGAATCCTTGGACAAATTCCTATATATTATTAAATTCTGAAGAATATTTATTTGAGAAAAAATTAATTTCCACCATAAAAACTTTCAAATCAAATATATTTCAAAATTATTTAATAAAATTAGGACAAGAACATAAAAAACTATCGTTTAATAATTACAGATTAGGATTACTTTAATTTACTTTAATTGTGTAATAATTATGATGGTTACTTTAATAAGTAAATACCCACGAATATTGCCACTAGACCACTTATTTTCGAGTTTGACAATTCTTCATTGAATAATAGTTTTCCCACTATTACCAACATCATTAAATTTAATCCTTTTATAATATAGTTAGATGTTACAACAGTATTACTTTTAACTATATCAAATGTTACTTTTGCCATGTATAATGACATTAATGCTGATATTATGATGACACCATATTGTAACAATGATAATTTCCAAATTCTATTAGTAATAGTTGCATCTTTCGAACATAAATAACCGGACATAATAATTAGAGCAACACTGTATAAAAAAAGATATTCATTGCTATGTATGTCATTTATTAATAATTTATGCATATATGTACGTATAGTAATTAATATGGCCACAAAAAAAAGATTTAACATAATAATATTATTGGAGATTTAAAATATATTTTAATATTATTAGAATGACTGAATTTAATAATAATTATAAGAAAAAATATTTAGAATTAAAGAATGCATCAAAAGATGAATTGTTTACTGCTGGACTGTTAGAGGATCCAGGCATGCATGGTGGTGGTAAATTTAAACTACCTAAATTTAAAGTGCCAAAAAAGGGACCTAAAAAGTCGGGTCGAAGTAGTGGAAGAAGTGGTCGTGGTAAAAGTAGTCGTGGTAAAAGTAGTCGTGGAAGTGGTGTAAAACCTAAATATAATAAAGGTCGAGGACGTAACTCTAGTCGAGGTTCATCAAAAAATAGCGCTAAAAAATCATTTTTTAGTTTTGGTTCATCTGGTAAATCATCTTCAAAAGGCTCTAAATCATCCAAAGGATCGTTTTTCTCACGTATGTTTGGTAAAAATAAAAAAAGTGCCAAGTCATCAAAATCTGGGTCATCAAAATCTGGTAAAAAGAGATCTAAAAAGTCACAGGCTAAAATAGATAAAAAACGCAAAGCTAGAAAATCTGAGAAAAAAGCAAAGAAAGAGAAAGCTAAAAAGAAAAAGAATAAAAAGTCTGAGAAAAAGAAATTAAAGAAGGAAGAGAAGAGAAAGAAGAAGGAAGAGAAGAGAAAGAAGAAGGAAGAGAAGAGAAAGAAGAAGGAAGAAGAGGCTGAAGAACAAAGACGCGTAACGGAAGAAGCCGAAGAAGAGCAAAGACGCGTAACGGAAGAAGAGCAAAGACGCATAGAGGAAGCTGAAGGCAGTAGCATAACATCCGATGATTTAAATAATTTAGATAGTGATAGTAGCGATGATGATGATAGCGATAGTAGCAGCGACAGTGATAGTGATAGTAGTGATAGTGATAGTAGTGATAGTGATAGTAGTGATAGTGATAGTAGTAGCGATGACGATACTCAATTTGGCGGATCAAGTGACGGTAGAACAGATGAAATCAATAATATTGGTATCGTGCAACCTCAAGGCAGCGTAGAACAAGTTCAAGGTAATATAGAACAAGTTCAAAGTAATGTAGCACATGAACAACTTGCTACCGAGACGATGATTAATAAAATGGTTGTAGAGCGTGAAAAATTGGAAAATATTGTTTTACAGTTACATGGTACAACTGACATTAATGAAAAGTTAATTGGTGCTGTAAAAGAAGAATATGATAAAGCTATAGCAGGTATAACTGAACAGAATAAATTATCTATTGAACAAATTAAATTATTGGAAAATGATAATATAGCAAATATGAAACAAGATATTATTGCATATGAAGAAAAACTATCTTCTTTCATTAAATTGAGTGACAATACTAAACCATTAATGAAAAAATTAAATAAATTGATCAAAATGGGTGATAAAACTATTGAACGATTGATTGAGCAAAATACGGCAGGTGAATCTATGGTAACCTTATTATTAAAACAAATTCCTACAGAAGATAAAGAAAATATGAGTCGCACTGATCATGTATCATCCATGGCTAAACAGGGAATTAATCTTGCCTCTAATACAGGTTTAGTTAATCCATTACAAGTACAAGCTGCAACAAAAGTAGTAAATGTCGGTAGTCAATTGGGTAATCAAGTGGAAAATGTCATTGATAATAAATCATCTAGTTGGTTACCATGGAGTCAAAAATATACATCCAATAATAAAACTGATGTAAATTATCTTATTAATAAATCAAGAAAATTAAATAATTTCAGTGATCGTGGTAATGCAATTGGTTATATTGTTGGTTACGAAAGTATGTTTGGTTCTGCTGATGATAATTATGATGAAATATTTAATAAATACATTGATACCATGAATATTGATGGAGAAAATAAATATGATTTCTTAATGGGTTATAGTGATGCTCACAAGTGTGGTAAAACTGATTATAGTAATGAAAATGACACAATATATAACATTGCATTAATCCAAATGCAAAAAAATTAATCTAATTTATATTTAATGAATAAAAAATTAAATATCTATTCGTGGAACGTTCTTAATAGTAATGCTAACATAAATTATATGACATGGAAGACATTATGTAAATCAAAACACAGTAAAAAATTAGCTGTTATAGATTTAGAACGTTATCATTCTTTTCGCAAAGATGCTATATTAGATATATTAAATTATTGGTTAAATAGTGGTCCCAATGTAGTGATCTGTTTGCAAGAAGTATGTGACGATCTATTGCAAAGTATTAAATTGTTAGATGTCACGGTACATAATACAAAGTTGATAAATGATAATTGTCAAGCAACCATAATCAAAGGATTTACAGCAGTCAGCAAATCAACATTATTAAATATTGGTAATAAAGAGAAATTTGTTTTAAAAACAATATTGGATGATGAAGTGGAAGTTAATAATTTACATCTGCATTGGACTTGGACCAAAGATGATATTATTAAAGCAGGGAAAATAGTAGATGATGGTTTAAAAAAAGAATATATTGTCATGTGTGGTGATTTCAATAAAACTTTGGAAGATGTTCAACCATTTTTAGATGAATTTAACTGTCTATTATTAGATGATGAGGTTGAAGGATATACCGGTATTTATCCAGCTACTGGTAAAAAAGAAATCATTGATCACATATTTTTATCATCAAATATTCATCACAAATCGGATCTTAAAATAATATCACGAGTGAAAGATTATCAAATAATATATAATGTGGAAAAGATAGTGGATTTATACGACAATTATTGGTCTTGTGACAAATGGTTATTGGTTCGCCCAAATAAGGATGTGAGTGATCATAAAGCTGTAAAAGTGACTATCAAAATAAAAATTGATTAATTATTTGTTATATAGTGGTATTATGGGGAAGAATATTATTATCAATGTATTTATAGTGATATTTTTATTATTTCTTATTGCACATTCATTAGTTAAAAATTGATTTATTTATTTAAGAACACAATGTTATAATATAGTAATGGACATTGCAAATATTATATCGGCATCATCGTCTTTAATACCATTTTGGAGTTCTAACATTATTTCATATGGTAATTTCAATAATGAATATTCGATGATAATTAATATAGTATTGCAACAAATATTGACATCGGTATCAATTTATATCACTGAAACAATCATATATATCTTAATAGCATTACTAGCCATAACATTACTATGTTGGAAAAATAATTGGATTGATACTAAATTGTTTAATTTGTATGTCAAAAAATCATATACCATTATTGGATCTGAAAAAGATAATATTATCGATTATTGTAATACAATGAATGCATTAACATCTTGTTTCATTGAAGAATATAAATATAATAATATCTTGGTATCAAAATCTACCAAATATATTATCATGTTGGAAGATATTGTCAATCATAAATTGAAAAATGATTTGTATCTTACTATTGATCGTAATGATAGAGAAATTGTATCATATACTTTAACAAGTTATAATATTGATTTGAATTTATTGGTTAATGAAGCCAAAAAGAAATATGATTTAACGGCTAATAAACGATATATTCATATGTATGGTACTGAAACACCATCAACATACAAGTATTCGCAAGCATTAACATCTGTAACATATACTTTGGTTCACAAATATGGTCTTACCAATTTAATTAATAAGAATTCTGATGCTGAAAAACGTGATGATAAAGGCGAAGATGAAGATGGTGATAAGAAAAAGGTATCTAGATATGAAAAGATTGCCAGAGAAAAGAAAATCAAATCAATTTATCTTATTGATGAATATAAAGATTATATGTTAGAAGATGATGTTTTTATTACAATCATCAGAATTGGAGAATTAGTGAAATATTCTTTTTATTCAGAGAATCAAAATTTAATTGATTTTATTGATAAATGTGAAAATTATTATAACACAAATATTAATAATACAAAATATAAGTATCGTTTAATTTTACAAGGTACAGAAATTACTGGTGAACGTAGTAAAACTAAGAACATTTATCCTAAACAAATTATTGCTATCAATTATCATCTGATATATAAATGTAATTATCGAAATTATAGAATTATAGAAAATAATGTAGCAAAAGTTAATGATTATGGTGATATATATGATGAAGTGGATAATGATAATCCAAATATGTTTAAATATATGATTGAAGATGTTGGTAGCATTATATTCGATGAAATTATTTTAACTATTAAACGTTACACTAGTTCAGGATATAGTAATAATACAACTGTTGATTATATTTTCGAATCCGATACAATTGATATCGAAAAATATATTAATAATTGCACCAAAGATTATGATAAAATAATTAGTGAGAAAAATAAAAACAAATTATATCATTTCACATTATTATCCATTGATGATGGAGAACCAGATTTTTCAAGTGAATTGATATTTGATGATGTGCCATTGTTACATGAATCATTTGATAATATTTATTCAGAACATAATGAATTAATAATGAAAGATTTGAAAAAGTTAAAAGATCTTGATTATTATAAGAAAACTGGATTAAAACGTAAGAAATCTTATTTACAATATGGTGAACCCGGTTGCGGTAAGACTGCAACGACTATTGCTGCAGCATTACATGACAAGAGACATATTATTGATATACCAATGTCTCTTGTCGAAACATGTTCTGATTTTCAAATTATTATGTCATTAAAATCAATTGATGATGTAACATTTACTAATGATCAGATTATTATGTACTTTGATGAAATAGATATTGGTCTCAAGGAGGCATTAATTAGTAAAGGTAGCAAGGGTAGTAAATTAAAGAAAATGGATGTTGATGACACAGTTCTAGTATCAGATTCAGATAAAGTTATGGATAAAGTGATCGCAACAATTAAACCCGATATTAAAGTCATATCATTAAATTTAGGAACTCTGTTATCGAAATTTGATGGTATATGTAATTATAATGGTCTGGTAATAATGGCAAATACTAATAATAAGGAACGTCTTGATCCAGCTCTATATAGAGAAATGAGATTAACACCTTTATATTATACGTTTAGTAGGAAACAAGATATTCAAGGAATAATTAGCAAATTCTTTCCTATTATGAAAGAAAATGTAAAAATTGATTTCGATATTATTATAACACCAGCAAAACTAACATTTTTATGTGAGAAACATGAAGATTACAATATCGATGACTTTATATTATTGTTGAAAGATGTTGAGACAGCTCGTCAAATTAAAGAAAACGTTTAGCGTTCTCAAATAGTTTTTTATCTACTGCAGAATCTTGCATAACATCATAAAATTTATTTAATATTTGATCTTTATCAAGCATCATTTTATAAATATATTCATCAATTGTTTTATAATTTTTTATAGGGGCTACAGCTATATATAAAAATACTTCTACGACACGTTCTTCAATAGGTAAATCTTTATGAGAACAATAACGTATGCCACGACCAATAACTTGTTGTAATCTACTAGAGTTCCAATAAGGTTCCATAATATGTATAGATCTCGTTCTCAAAAGACTTAGACCTTCTTTACCAGATGGACTAATAATCATAAACTTTAACATTGATCCATCAAAATTATCTCTATGATTGTAAATACTTTTACTTAATTCTTTGTCTGTCATTGTTTCTCTGCCAGTCCATAAACCATATCTTTTTTTATTATATCTTTTATCAGTAGCATCAGGATCATTAACATTAATATAACCATTATAATCTAATACTCTCGTGAACGCTTCCAACCCTCCAAATTCTCTAAAATTAGAATACACTATTGCCGGTCCCTTAATAGACTTTGCTTTCACAATAATCTTTTGAAACTTTATAGAATAACGACATATTTTATCAATACGTAATTTACTACCGGTGAATGATTCCATGCCTTTTTCATTGACACGTTTATTAGGATAACACACATTACTAATCATTCTTGAACCAATGAAAAAAGCATTTGATAATTTAAGAATGTTTTTGAAATCTGGTTTGCCTTCTTGTTCTTCAACTGTTTTGTAACACTCAAATTGGAAACGAGACATTTCACAACGTACTAATTTAACTATTTTTTCAGGAAATGCTATAGCAGGTGCACCAGGAGAAAATGATATATAACCGCTCATCATTTGTCTTAACAATTCTTTATTTTTCATAATTGTTTTACCTTTTTTATCAGTATCCAAGAATGCTGATGTGAAAGCACTACCTGTTGGTAAAATATTTGTTGGTTTTAACAAATTTAAAGTTAATGCTAATTCAACTGGTTTATCGAATATTGGAGTAGCAGACATTACCACAATTCTGGTTGATGCTGGACTTTTTTGGAAACTATTTAATACAATTTGATAAAATGATCCTGTTTCAGATACAATATTTTGAACTTCGTCAACAATAATTAATGTATTTTTTAAATTCATTTTCCCCTGTTCAACTAAATTAACATATTTATGAAAAGAATATATTTCATAATCTTCATCAATGCGTTCATTGATTTTATCAACGAGGTCGATATATACAGGGTCTCTTGGATCAAGTGTATCTAACTTTTTTCTTTCACCCACACGAACATATTTTGTACCAGTGCATCCAGATCTAAATTCTTTATACACATTTGTAACTAGGGATGCCGGTACAATAAATATTACGCGTCGTTTATCTACCCATTCCATAGCAATTAATATTGAAGCACAAGTTTTACCAGCACCAATGCGATGAAATATTAATAATCCTTTATAAGGAGTTTTAGGATGGATAAATTTACTGACAAATGTTTGAGGTAATTGATGAGTATATTCTTTTGGAAAACATAGTTCGGTGAATGATGGTCTTCGTCTAGGTGTTTTATATATGCTGTACTTTTCCATGATTTTATTTTGAAAGTTATTATCGTTTAACAATGGATATGTCATTACTAAATGATGAGATAAATTAATATGTTGTAAAGTAAATTATTTACTTTTTACAATGACTACACATATGATGAAATTCATTACAACCTTGACATTTTGCACCACCTGATAAAACACCATTGTTTTCCTTACAATTTTTGCATTTATTACATTGCATTAATAAATATTTTGCCTTATATTTTTCAGCCTTATATTTGTATGTTTTTTCCATATATTATTGCATGTCATAAAATATATTATTGCATTTTATAAAATTTTTTGCACTATTTATAATGTTCTCTACATTGATACAAAATAAATAATAATTGATACAACTTCGCCTTTTATCTTACCAATACCACAATCATATCTAGTATTATAATTACCATTATCGTATTCTGATTTAATAGTATAACCGTTATGAAGTTTTCTATGCATATTTTTACCCATATCCATAATTTGATAATTATCTACCCAATCTATTTGTTCATTTGATTCTGTTAGTTTAGGATAATCGGATACATTCATTATTGTGATATTGCCATTATCGGTACGTATTGCATTTTTTTTGAAAGTATATTTAATATTGGTATTGTTGATATACTTTTCATGTTTAATTATTAAATTATTTGGTATATTTCCATACCACATATTAAACCACACATGCCATTTTCCAGGTTTAACTTTTACCTTTAAATTTAATTGAGATTTATAATTATATGTCGAATCTGTAATAATTATTTTATTATCAACATTTATTATATGTTTTCCTATTTTTTTACTGGACTGAATCTTCGAATCCAACACTTTATTAAGAATTATTAAATGTCTAGCACTAATTTCATTAACAGTTTCATAGAATATTTTAAATAATTGTTTAGTATTTATATTAGTTTCTTCTAATAATAAATTAAGATTATTTAATAAATCGATATTGGATAAATTTGTTATATTTTTTGTTTTGTAACCAATTTTAACTTTAATCCATTTTTTAATATTGCCATTAACGGTAATTATCCATTTATTACCATCATTACCGGTTTTAACAGTCTTATTTTTTTCACCATGAGCACAATATCCTAAACCTTTTGGCGATGGTTCTGTACCTTTAAAAGTTGCATTTGGATCATTTATACATTTTGGCATGGTATATAATATAATAAAATAAAATAAATTAATCATCGTCCGAATCCATGCATGCAGCTCTCTTGCTATTTATATAAGCAGTACAATCGCGTTTATATTGTTTTAATGTTTTTTCACCTGATATGACAGAATAATATCCTCCACTCAACACATTACTTAATTTATCAACTTCATCATGAGAATAAGAATACTTTTCTTTTAATAATTTACTTAATGCAACATAATCTGGAATAGACCATTTAATGTCTACTACTTCCTTAACTTGTGGTTCCAAAAATCCCTGACGAGCTTTCACGAAATCAAAATCATCTGGAATATTTATATTGGTACTTAAAATAAAGTTCTCAATATTACCATGTTCTTTAATTAGTGCAAGTATTTTCTTTGATCCTATACCGGGAATAGTTCTGGTATAATCACATCCTAAAAGAATGCATACATCCACAAATTGTAAATATGTTATATTTAAATCCTTGAGAATGATGTCTAAATCATACATAATACAATCATTACCACTTGCTAATTTTCTAATAAGACGTTGGGTTCCGAATGTTAAAATATCCATATCTTCGGAAGCTACACCATAAGCCATATTTGTTTTAACTAAATTAGAGCATTGTGGATCAGCCTCTCCCAATGATTCAATGATTGGAATACCTAATATTGTTAATAATTCTTTACATTCTGTCATTTGTTTTCGTGATATACTTGTTGACTTTTTAAGAGCACTGGATCGTAATTTTTTTAATTCACCAATTTCTTCCATTATTTCCAATTGATACGTTAAATCTGCCATTGTAACTGTGGGTAATTTTAATTTAATACTTTTAAGTTCTTCAATTAATTTCTGAATCGAAGTGTTTAATTGTACAATGTTATCTTTAGCTGCATTCTTTTTAATATAACGATCTTGTAAAACATTGTTTTTTACATCAGGTGCTTTGCCATCAAACACAAATATTGGTTTAATCTTTTTTTTAATTAATCCCAATGCTTTATTTAATATCGCTTGAATATGAGTTATAACTTCACCATCTTGATTATATATATCATCTACAGAGTTTTTAATAGCACATGCATACTGATATAAATATATTGAAATATCTATTGCTAAAGGTTTGTCGGCTAAAGTGGATGCATAAATAGTTTTAATGCCTTTAGTGTCAGGTATGTGATGGTTAAAGAATTGTTGTAATCCTTTTATTCCCATTTTCTAATAATAACTATTAATAGCAATAGTTATTTAAATCAATTATTCTCATTTCATTGATAATGCTAATTCTCTATCTTTTCTAATGTCAGTGAACTCAACTGTTTGATCTTCGGTTAAATCACGATGATCCAAAATGGAATCCCATGATGACAAATTAAATCGACTTTTATACTTTAACATTGTATCCAAGTCAATATTATCACAATAACCGATATTATCCCAAATGTTTGTTTGTTGAAATAAGGTAATCATACCTTCGTTAATGAACATTTTCATACGTGGATTAAATGGCAACTGATCCCATTGAATATTATCAATATTTTTGATTAAAAACTGTAAATCCATAAACTGATTTTCCGAAATTAACATCCAATCAAGATTGTCAATATACTGTTGCATAATATTGCATGACATATCCTGATACTCAGCAATAGTGTTCCATAGAACATCACCCTTTTCAATGTACTTTTTTAATAGAGAACTTGATAACTTTTGATATTTTAATATATGTTCTTTTTCTTCTATATCATCATCCAATAAATATTGAATAGTTTCATCCTCAAGTTCGCAATATTTTGTCAAGAGAAAAGTATCAAAAATTACCAAATTACTATAAAAAAAATCATGAGGTACAATTGTTGTGCACATTACTGTAGAATAATATTCTTCATCACCTTTATGGTGACGGATAACACTCTTTAAAAAATCCTTGTTAAAGTCCATATATAATATTAATACGGCGAATTGTTTATGCTGTTTTTTAGACCGAATTGTCTTGGAATAAATTAAAAACTTGTTTGGTAAGGATGTTAATCCCAAGTTTGGCAACAAGAACAAACTTTTATTTTTTAATAATGCGTAACATTATTTGTACGATGTCCATAATTGCGGTTAAACAATTTTATAATTACCATGTGGCAATTGATTTGATGAACACAAATCAAGATTAATTAATTTTTTGATACTAAAGTACCATTTTCTATGCTCTCGGTATTAGAACAGACGACTTTTGTCGCAATCATGCTAGAAAAAACATAATGTTTGATATTAAACACGTGGTGCTTTTCCAAATTAAACGAACTGAGTTGTTCGGATACCATGATGGAAAACATGGTAAATTATTTTATAGCACACAGTGCTTTCCCAAAAAATCAAGTTAATGATTAACGAACTGAGTTCGAACACCATGATGGAAAACATGGTATTTATTTTATAGCACATAGAGCACTTTTCCAAAAAATCAAGTTAATGATTAACGAACTGAGTTCGAACACCATGATGGAAAACATGGTAAATTATTTTATAGCACATAAAGCACTTTTCCAAAATCAAGTTAATGATTAACGAACGAGGTTCGGATACCATGATGGAAAACATGGTAAATTTTTGGGTTGTAAAATGTACAATTACAATTGTAAATTTTGCAGTATGATACAGTATATACATCAATATGTACAGTTACCGTTCGTCGTATATCGCGTCATCGTAGCCACGACATGTGCCCCTGCGAATGTGGGCATCAATGTCTCTGCGATCGTAGACAGTTCGGCACTCCCAGCAAAAGTGACTCTTGCATTGAGCACACTCCATGTGGCTGCAGCCATCGATCTTGTGGATCAGGACACCACAATCCTTGTTGGGACAAGGACAGTGTTCAGCCAGTAGTGCTGCAGTAGCTTCGTCCGGAGCGTTACAAGCATGATTGCCGTGGCCAAGTAGACCACATTCAAGACATATCTCTGCTCTACGGCAAAAACTACAAGTCACTTCTTTGCTACCTTCTCCGCTGTACTTTTTTACAATGGATTGCATAGCACATTCTGGGCGAGGACAGGTTACTGAGGTGCCATGAGGAGTGCCATTGATCTTTTGGTTAATCAACTTTACGCAAGCATCCATGTACTGTTTGTACAACCGACTGTTAATTCGGTCACCCAAGCACATTGACTGTAGCGAAACCTGTAACTTTGTCACCGGTACATGAACAGGTAGCAACAGATCGATGATCCGCGGATCGTTGGACATGATGACACCCTTGACATTTGCATCGGCAGTGGGTAACTGCAATTGAATAGCCAAGGGTGTGGTGTTACCACGAGATATCGTTGGTCCAGCAACACAGTGTTTCTGGTCGTCGGAGATGACTATTGCCGAGGGTGCAGCATTAGTTATGGACGATAGAAGCATGGTCATCACTTGTTCTCTGCTTTCAAAAGCAAACTTGGCACCACGTGACATCGGCTGATCTCGCACCATGGTCTTGGATGTCTTGAGAGTCAACGGATTCACACCAACGATCGTTTCGTGGTATTCGCCGTCAAAGTTTGTACGATGAAACGGTTTTTCAATGGAGTGTAATGTGCGCGGTTGCACATGTGATGACTCCTCGATGAACTTTACGATAGTGTGGCTACCGACTTCAATGGAGTTGATGTCCACGTTACCTAGAAGCGTCAACGCCTTGCGCATGTAACGAACGAAACGATCCTCATGTTGCACAGTGTGAACAGAGTTACGAATCTTCGAAGCGTACGCATTGCGTCTCTTGCAGGTGTCATTGTACTGTTTTGACACAGTACGGCATCCTCTAGGACCATGTTTCCTGGCTGTCATCGCCTTAAGTTCGTCAACACAATTGACAAACATCTCGAAAACAGTTTGTAGAGCCATTCTGTTCTCGTTCAATTTGAACCGACTGCATGCAACAATCAGTTGCTCAACATGAGTCCACTCATCTGAGAATGTGGTAACTGTTCTAGCGTAGAGGGTTACCAGATGCTCAATCTTGAGGCGCTCTTCGCGTCCAATAGGGCCATCGAGAGACATAGAGTCAGTCAATAGCTCTAGAGCACGTACAAGATCGGTTTCCTCACCGAACTTATCACTGGTAATGATAGCACTGGCTTTGATAGCAGACATGATAGAATGATTGGTATTCAATAGTTCAATAGATAAGAGAAATATAATACGATACATATATTTTATATTTTTCAATTTTTTTTAGTTAAATGGCTTTACTATGATATGCTCTGATGTGATAACATTATCAGAATCCATCAATAAGTTGTTATTAGCACTGTCTATTTTACGTAGATAACTTTTCTCTTGATTTGTGAGTCTTACAGAAGATTCATTTGCAGATGTAGAATCATTGCAATATGGCTTGAATTTAGCCAATGTCACATTTGCTACTATAATGGGAAAGTGTTCATCCAAATATTGCTCTATTGCTAAAATAGTTTTTGTATCCATATTATTAATGTTTAAAAATACTCCGGTGCTATCTTTGGTATATGTACCACTATTAACATGTACAATACGAAATATTTCTTTCATATGTTTTTTACCTTTAATATTACCAATTCGTGTAGCAATTTTCTTTTTCTGTGTGTGAGAATATGTTTTGTCCTTTGAACTGTTATTTTCTGAACTATTCATTATAATTCAATACAATAAATTTTTCTAATTTTTGAACTCAAAAAATAATTTACAGAGCTATTGTTATGATGACGGAAAAAATTAAAAAGTTGCTAAATAAAGATTTTTCATACCCCGCTACAGATGATGAAGATTTTCAAAATAAAATATATGAAAAAAGAGAATTCTATTATAATAGACCAGAGGAATTAAAGGTTTTGACAACATATCCTGAACTAAAGAAATATCGCGAAAGTATTTGCATGGATAAAATTAAAAATTTACAACCTCACCAAGCTCAAGTTGCATCACTATTTACTCCAGAGACACCTTTAAGAGGAGCAGTATTATTTTGGGATACTGGTTCTGGTAAAACATGTGCTGGCATATCTATAGCTGAAAATTTTAAAGAAATGGTTACAAAATATGGAACAAAAATTCATGTTTTAGTACCAGGACGTCTAATTAAAGAAGAATGGAAAAAATCTATTATCACGTGTACTAAAGAAACATATTTAAAAGATTTAACACAAGTGATGGGATATATTGGTGATGATGATGGAGAGCAAGCATTAAAACAAGCTCGTAACAACTTTTCACAATATTATAAAATAATGTCTCATGTGGGATTTTATAAAAAAGTATTGGGACAAAAGATTATTGAACATGTTAAAGACAAAGAATCTGATAAAATGAACAAAATATATAGAAAAACATCACATGGAGATTATGAACGTGATATTGGTGCTGATAAAATTGAATCGTTAGATAATAGTGTTTTAATTATTGACGAAGCACATCATATTACAGGCAATGATTACGGAATGGCTGTTAAAAAGATTATTCAAAATTCAAAAAATTTAAGAGTATTTTTACTTAGTGCAACACCCATGAAGAATTTAGCAGATGATATGATAAAATTAGTAAATTTTATTAGACCAGATAATGATCAAATTGATAGAGATATGGTATTTACAAAACACAAGAATCATTTAATGGCTTTTAAAGAAGGAGGTCGTGAATATTTTGGAAAAATGCTACAAGGTTATATATCATATGCTAAAGGCGCTAATGCATATTTATACGCCAAGCAAATAGACATGGGTGATATTCCCAATGAGCTTATGTTTACAAGACTAACACAATGTACAATGAATGAGTTTCAGATAAATACATATATTCATGCTACTGAAAATTATAATGATGCATTAGATAAAAAAGCTGCTGCAGCATCTAATTTTGCATTTCCGTATTTTTGCACAGAGAATGGTTTATTAGAAGGTAAATATGGTATTGAAGGCATTAATGCTGTTAGAACAAATATTAAAACACAGAAAGTTAAATTGTTTGAAGCATTAAAAAAAATGGGTGTAAAAGGTAAAGAATTGATAACAGATAATGAAAAGTTGAAAACAATTGGCGGTGATATATTACGACGCGAGAACCTTCATATCTTTTCTACAAAGTTTACCGAGTGTGTTGATATAATTAATAGTGCAATTAATGAAGATTCTAAATTAGGATTTATATATTCTAACTTTGTTAAGATTGGTATTGAATTATTTGAACAAGTATTATTAATGAATGGTTATCTTGAATATGAAGTTAATGGTAACTATAGTATTAAATCAGATACTCGTCATTATTTGACCGGAGAATCATATGAAGAATTTATTAAGAAAAATAAAAAAGATCAGTTTTTTCCAGCAACATTTGTCAGTGTTACCGGCGGTACTGAGGAAGGAGATGATCAAATACCCGAAGAAAAGAAACGCATTCTCGATACTGTTTTCTCAATTCCTGATAATAAAGAAGGTAAATTTATCAAGCTTGTATTAGGATCAAAAGTGATGACAGAAGGAGTAACAATAAGAAATGTTGGTTATATTGTTATTTTAGATACAGCATATCATTTAGGACAAATTATTCAGGTTGTAGGACGTGGTATCAGATTTTGTGTTCATAATGCTATAGCCAGTGAAGATAATCCTTATCCCGAAGTTAAAGTTTATAAATTAATTGTTGAAGGATTGAATGGTGAATTGTCCAGTGAAGGAGTATTATATCAGAAAGCAGAACAAAAATATTTGCTCGTTAAAGATTGTGAACGTTTATGTAAAGAAAATGCTATCGATTGTCCAACCAACTATAATGCTAACATTAGCAAACAAGATATGAAAGATTATGATGGATGTATTAAGCCTCTTGAATATGCTCTATTGAAAGATAAAGGTGATGCTATCCAATGTCCATTAAAATGTGATTTCCAAGACTGTTTATTCAAGTGTGCTGGTAAAAAATTAAATTTAAAACATTATGATAAAAATAATAAAAGTTATAAGAAAATTCCCAAAAATAGTTTAGATTTTTCAACATTTACTCACAAGTTAGCTCGTAATGAGATCAACTTTTGTAAAGAAAAAATTAAAGAAATGTATAGATTCAAATACATTTATGCTTTGGAAGAAATATTAGATTATGTTAAGAATTCATTTACAGGTGAACAATATGAATTATTTGAAGAATTCTTTTGTTATAAAGCATTAGATGAATTAATATTAATTACAGAAAATGATTTTAATAATTTTCACGATTTCATATATGATAAAAATACGGTTCCAGGATATCTCATATATAGAAATAAATTTTATATCTTTCAGCCAATAAATCAACATGAAAATGTTCCAATGTATTATCGTACAAATTATGTTAAGGATTTAATGGATGAATTAACATTAAATCAATATTTTAAAAATACATTAGATACTAAAATCTTGGATGAATTCACTGATATTACTAAAAAAGAGAATCAAATTGAATATGATTTTGATAACGTATTGGAATATTATGATACTAAAGAAGAAGCAAAATACGTTGGTATTATTGATAAACCTGTTGAACGAAAGAAAATCGTAAACCAAAATCTTGATGACATATTTAAGATTAGAGAACGTAAATCTAAGAACTTGGCCATGAAGCGTGGTACTGGTATTCAAACACTAAAAGGATCTGTTTGTTTCAGTTCCAAAGATAAGAAATACTTGCTAAACGTTGCTAAAGCTATAGGATTAACCAAATTTAATACAGTAACTCGTACTAATATTTGTGATGCTATCAGATTAAGAATGTTATATCTTGAAAAATATTCGAGGTCAAAAGATAACAATAAAGTTACATGGCTAATTATACCATTTAATCATCCTACTTATGCATTCCCTCTGAATTTAGAAGATAGAGTACAAAGTATAATTGCTAAATTGCATGAAAAAGTAAATGTCAAAGTTAGTATTAAGGATGAGGGTAATGGAATCTTTGAATCAACTAGAAATGAACAATTTAAGAAATATATATTAAAGTTTGGTGGAAAGCCAGAATGGGATATGTTTACTAATTTGTTCATTAAATTGGGATTTACGTTGAAAGACAATACTTGGACGATGACTATTGAGTAATCAATACCTATTGAGTAATCAATACCTATTGAGTGAGTAAAAAATTGATTTATTAATAATTTAAATATATTACTATTATATTATTAATGAATACCGAACAACTTGTAGATCCTTTTATAACCAGTGAATTTGCCACAATTGTTGAATTGTTACCAGAACAAATGGATTCAAATTATTATCTACATTTGAAAAAAAACGTAGAGAAAAAGGTTGTTGGAAAATGTAACAATGTTGGGCTATTCACTAAAGTAATTAAATTAACAGAACATACAACTAATAATATTAATATTGAGAATTTCACTGGGAATGCAGAGTATGAAGTAAAATATATTGCTACAATGTGTGTACCTCTTGTGAACACTGTCACTATTCTTCGGGTTGAGAAAATTATTTTTGAATTTAATGATTATCTTATTAATGCCGATAATGGATCAATAACTTGTGTAATGCCAACTAAAGCAAATGTTCATTTTCTATCAATTAGAAATAATCAAATATATATGGAATCAGTTGATAAATTTTTACAAATTGGAGATTATATTAAGGTATTAATTAAAACAAAGAAAGTTGAACCAGGTGATAAAAGAATTGCAATTATTGGTAAGATTGTAAATGTTGCTACCGATGAAGAAGTAAAAAAGTTTTATTATAACAAAATTGTTTCCAATGAAACGGAAGTTACAAAAGAAACTATTCAATTTAATGAAGATACTGATTATGTTGGTACGACAAATATTGAATCCGGGGACAAGGCTTTTGCCGACATTTAATTAACCGGAACGTTATTGGATCGTTGTATTGGAGATCTAACCGATCGCGATAACAATGCATTTTGTCGTATATCGCATGACAATGTAGTGGGTTTTATCACGGGCAAGCTTTTCAACGGTATAGCAGTGGTGCGACCTTTCTTACACTCTAAACCAGTCACCATTTCGCAATCGTATTCATTGTGTGCACCATGTGCATCATCAAAATCAAATTCAATGGATGACATGTTTGCTTTTTTATACAATCTACTTTTCTAATAAGATTATTATATGATATATTTTTCAATTTTTTTATAAGATTCCAATATAATGGATAATAACAAAATAATAAAGTATTTCCTTACATTATTAAGTGTACTGATAACGTTATATTTAGCGTTAAATTATTGTTTTATGAGTAAAAAGAATAGTATAAAAGTGTTGCAAAGTGATGATGATAATTTTCTACAACGTCTTACACCTATTGACTTGATAGCTAGACATATTGATACCGTAAAAAATTACAAGATAGCTATATTTAATGCAATATATGAACCATTATTAATTGATAAATTGACCATATTATTTTGCATATATAAGATAAGAAATATGACTGTTTCATGTGATTGGGTAGATAATAAAAAGTTTCATATGATGCCATGGTCAATAATTATGGTAAAAAATAACATATATGAAAATAATTTTCCACATACTAGATTCAGTAGTATCATAATAAATAATAATTCGATGCGAAACATAGATCAATTAACTGAAACATTGTTACACGAACAGTTGCATGTCTATCAAAAATTATACGGTGTTGATGAATATGTAAATAAACATTATAAAAAGGTGACAATTGATAAAACATTATGTAGAACTAATCCCGATACTAACGAATATACATATATGGATAAAAATAATTTAATATACTCGTGTAAATATAACAGTTTAAATCCCAAAAGTTTGGCCGATGCTATATACACACCAAACAATGTACCAAAATATGATCATCCATATGAAAAGATGGTATATGATTTAGTAGCTATTACTGTATAATAATTCTGTTCAAATCACTTAAAAATAAATATATAGTGATACTAGTAACAACAATGAATACTAAATATTTAGCTAAGAGAGAACCGATAACATCATATGGTGTTATCAATCTTCATTTATCAGGAGAACTTGAACAATATGCAGAAACACTAAAGACATCACATAGTAATATCGAAACAAATGCACTTCCGTACATCAAACATCCCGAACAAAATAAAAAATATATGGATATTTTAAAAATGGTAGAAAAGAATTTGACATTTTTATTAGTGTCACGTAATCATTCCTTAGGATACATTGAATTTATTCGTGGACGCTATGATATATCTGATTCACACACCATTGAACATTTATTTATACAAATGACTGAAACGGAAATATTTAATATTTTCACGATGTCATTTGATGATTTATGGTGTGAATTATGGAAGAAAAATGCTAAAAAGAATATTTACAATAAAGAATATAGTGACGCCATTAGTAAATATTCTTTTATTAAGCTTCACTACACAAGAGATAGTTTTAAACCGCAATATCCTGTATCAGAATGGGGTTTTCCTAAGGGAAGAAAGAATAACAGTGAAAGTAATATGCAATGTGCATCTAGAGAATGCTGCGAAGAAACATCATTGAATAATAAAGAATTAAATATGTTGACTGGTGTTTCTCCATTAATCGAATGCATGACTGGAACAAATAATGTGTGTTATAAACATGTATATTATTTATCTGTTGTTGATCACATGCGTCCCCTTAATATTAATAATGATGCATACCATTTTATCGAAATCGATACAGTTGGATGGTTTAAAAAGAATTTAGTTAATAATCTTTTACGCCCATATCATACTGAAAAATTAAATATAATAAATAAAATTATTCAATTTGTAGCATATGTTGTTTACAAATGTGAACCATAAAAAAATTAATTAATATCTTAATAATATATAAATGAAAAGAGTTTTGTTATATATTGTACTGTTAATAGTTATTTATTTATCAATGTTCCATGTGGATAAACAAAAAATTAATTATATCACAATGACCTTTTATATGATGTCTCTTATATCATCACTATCTAACTTGTTGATCAGATATATGTAATTATAAACAAATAGTTACTTTGGTAACGGTGCATTACTAGGAAACAATGCCCTACGTCTCTTATTCTCTATATCTACAGGCTTTTGTGATCGTGCTAAAGCTTTGTTTTTTCTCACGTCTTTGATCCCTTGTCTCCTTATATTTTTACGACATTCTTGTTCCAAAATCGCAAGTTTGTCATCAATGCAGTACCTTTGATGCTTATGCACAGTGCGAGTTGTACCTTCCGCAATAAGACAATAATGCATCTTGTGCATCATATCGTCATACTGTTTTTTCGTACACAAATTGTAATGTACTGGCAATATATTGTAGCGGAATTTGGTAGTTATGGTTTGTCGTAATACACACAACTCTTTGACCAAAAGTTTTTTCTCTTCTATGGCGTACCAATAACTTTTGACTTTTGCCTTGAAGTTTTGGATGTCTTTTAAAGAGTGCTGAGGAGTCAAAAGGTGTACTTCTTTCACAACGTTTAGCTTCAAAATGTCGTCTGCAATTGTAAGACGATTAATGAGCTTTGCAAACCTTGTAAATAATTTGCGCGCTTGGTTTGTGTGTGTGTTACTACGATCACGAACTGATGTTGATGGTACCGGTCTCCATCCAACATTATAAATGTTGGTGATAAATGTTTTGGCCGGTATAAAACGGTGACGAAGGGCATTGTATAATGGCATGATAGTATGCCACTGTCTCAAATGTGCTTCACGAGTTCGCATAATACCACATCCATAATCCTTAACCAAGTAGGAAAAGATGAGACCAATCAAAGTCCATGGTAACGTGGGTCGAAGGTTGCTAATGTAAAGAATCATGTTGCCATGCATTTTGAACAGTAGTTGATACCCGAATGCATCAAAACCAGGTATGGGGCAACGACAGTTGTTTGACTTTTCAAGTCCATGCTTGACCAGTTCGAACGACGATTTACTCATTGTATTTGCTTTGTTTTATAATACAAAAAAATAACAATGGATTTATATATACAAATTATTTTCAATTTTTTCATTACAAAAAAATTGAAAAAATAAAGGTTGCCAATATCCATATTAATTCAATTATTATCTACCCTGGATGAACATCTTACCATGAATTTGTTTTCATGGTTAAATGTCCATCATTGGCCTCCTCCCTCAACTGTTTAATGATAATTGGCCCTGAGCCCAAGTAAACTCATAACTGTTGAAAGACACTTGTGACAAAGACACTTGTAAAAATGCCTTGAACCCCAAATATGGTTTGAACATGATGCAAATCGTGTCGCTATCCTGACGCCTCACATGTACTGAGGCAAGAAGACTTAATTCTGGTGATAGGCCTGTTACCAGAACATTTCTTTATGTAAAAATTGTCGTATGCACATACATGGTTTACAATGAACAATATGGTATTTTTTCTCTATTATGATATTATTACATGAATGAAAGTAATTTATTCTCATTTATTAAGAATCAGGAATGGAATAAATTTATAGAAAATATAAATTCTGATCACGATTTGAATGTTTATGACAAAAATCTAAACTATATGATCCAGTATATTATTTTATATAATAACGTGCCATCGTTAAAAACTATATTAAAATATGATATTACACTAGATTGGTTGGATACAGAAGGTAAAACTATATTGTACATACCAATTAAATATGGACATATAGAAATTATTAAGATTTTATTACATTATGATAGTGAAAATGTTGGTATTTTTTTATTAGATAACAAAGATTCTCAATCTCTATTTCCAATACATTATTCTCTATTATTAAAAAAGTTTGATATTTTTGAATTATTGTTAAAAACATCCAAATCGACTCTTATTGATAATAATGGTAATTCATTATTACATCTTACCATTTTAACGAAACAAGAAAAGTATTTGAATGCATTATTAACAAAAAATATAAATATAAATAGTATTAATTCACATGGTGAGACAGCATTACATCTTGCATGCACATATGATTTAGATGACATGATTGCTATACTATTATCGAAAAATATTAATGTTAATATTCAAGAAAATGTCAATGGATTTACACCTATTTTTATTGCCTTATTAAATAATAATACTAAAGGTACATTGTTAATATTAAATCATGAACTAAATATTAATATTCAAGATTATAACGGTAACACAATTTTACATCTTGCAATTCTTGAAAACAATTTGGAAATTATAGAAAAATGTATTAAAAATAAAACTTTGTTAACAAATACTACTAATTTAGATGGTAATACTTATTTACATTTAATATTGGACAAAATTATTAACGAATCTGGGAATATCAATGATTATGACGTTAAATTTTTACTTTCAAATAGTATTCTTAATATTCAAAATAATGCTGGTCAAACAATATGGCACTATTTGATAAAATTAAATATATTTGAAAGATATGAAAATATTCTAATAAATACATCAAATAATTTATTTATTGGTGATAAAAATAATAATACGCCATTTTCCCTGACTAAATCGGTCAATAAAAGTGCATTAATAGATATTGTTTCTCAAAGTTATTACAATGGATTAAAAGATTCTGTATGGAATGAAGATTGGGAAAATGAATGTATTGATCCAAAAAATAAGAAAAAATGTATGGAAAAAATTAAAGAAACTATTTCTCAAGAAAATAAATCAGTGCCAATTAAAAAAACCAGTTATTGTATTAATATTGATGAACCTAAATTTGTTTCTTTCACAACATTCACTGGTATTAATTTTGACGTTATAACATCATATATTGAACTGCAAAAGAAATTTCCAACATTGACAACATCAATTACTGAAAACTTTTCTGAAAATGCAGAAGTTGAAAAATATTATAATAAACTTGGAATAATTAAAGATTTAGATAATGAATATTTAAATTTTGAAATTTTTTGGATTTTCCAGCAATTAATATTACCAACTCAATTATTAACAGTTTTAGATGATTTTAAACGATCAGAACATGAAATTTTAGCTATACCAATTGCCATTGAGATAGATTTAGGAGCACATGCAAATGTTATAATAATTGACAAACGATTCAAAACAGTTGAACGATTTGAACCCAATGGAAAAAATGAACCTATTAATTATAATTATAATAGTGTATTGTTAGATAATATGTTGAAAATGTATTTTGAAAAACATTTCGATTACATATATATTTCTCCCAAAGAAACTCAACAAATTATTGGTTTCCAAAGTCTTGAAATATATGAAAATGATAAAATGAAAAAAATAGGAGATCCAGGAGGCTTTTGTGTTGGTTGGTGCATATGGTATGTTGAACAGAGAACAGCATATAATATTCATCCATTAAAACTTGCTAAAAAATTAATTATTAAAATACGATCAAAAAATATATCATTCAAGAAATTAATTAGATTATATGCAAATAATATTTTAAAAACGAGAGACATTATTCTTGATCAACTTAAAATAGATATTAATGATATTCGTAATAATAATATAACTGTATCACAAAAGAAAGATATTCGTCAACTTATCAAGTACGAATTATTAAACGTTTAAGTATTAACAATACTATAGCAACGCAAGCAAATAATAATATTAAATCTCTATATGTTTGAACATTTTTTTGATATGCTTTTTCGTAATATTCGTTGACCTGAGTAACAGATCGCTTATCATCCAGACGCAAATTGTGTAAATTATTTAACCAAGTTACTACGTAAATTTTCTTTGAAAAATCCAATCTATCTAATTTGGTTTGTTCAATATATGTTGCAAAATGAGTTTGACATATTTTACATGGCAATAAGTAACTCAATGTTATAAAATGAGTTTTAAGTTTAGATTGTAGATCCTTATTTATGGTATCTGGTAACGATCTCACCATTGTCTCCAAGAAAAACCATTCATTTGGACCCCATATTGTTGGATCATAATTTGTTATTGACATTTAATATTAAGGAGAAAATAAATTATTTGAAATTTAAATCAGCTTTTAGAATATTATTCATGTCCAATTGTTTATTATTAGGATTGACAATATTTGTTTTACTGGTTACGTTTGTCATAGCATCAGAACGTCTTATTTTATCTGTTTCTTTATTAATATTTTGATAACTTGCCATATGGAACACACTTTGAATTGTCTTAACATTAGTAACTGTCAGACCAAGTAATTCGTCATCTGCCGATAAAATTGTGTAAAAATAATAACTTTTAAAGTAATGTAATAATGAAATTTTTGGTCCCGAAATAATATTATGATTGAGAATATATGAAAATATATTATTATCGTATTTTATAAGATTTGATCCATAATTATCCATAAATGATAATAAAACATTGTCATCACCTTGATATATAGTGTATATGTCTTTAAATTGTATCATAGCTTCATTAACTTTATCTTTTTCTATCATTTTTGAAAATTTATTGTATAATCGTATGGCTTTATGCATTGAATCGGGATTAACATGAAATACTTTAGAAAATGTTTCTACATTAGCACTTTCATTCACAACATTTTTTATTAAAGTTACATACTTTTCATTGCGTTTGCTTTCATTAAATCGTCCATTTTTAGATTGTGTAAATACTTTCATTTCATGTCTACTGAGATTACTATTATCAATATTATTATCATTAGCCATTAATGCCATGCCTTTATCTTTTAATGTTTTTTCATATAATGCATATCGATCATTTGTAACAGTATTATCGACATTTTTTATAATATTAATTTTTTCAGACGATACTGTTTCGATGAATTTATTTATAATTTTCTCATAAGCAAATAATTCTGAAACATTATCAGTCCACATTGCCTTAAATTCATCTAACTTGACATACTTTGGATTTGCATCTTGTTTTCTAATAAATGTTTTATATGATCCAATTGAATACATTAATGCTAAAATTCTGATAACACGATCTAAACAATTAAATTTATTTGCTGTAAAAATTGTCTTGATAATTTTAATCATTTCATCTTCAGGATAATTATTTGCAATTTCACCTAGATTTTCTACTTCATCACGAATAATATTATTTATCACAGTAATATATTTATGTTTATGAACATATTGATCATTTTCATAAGTGCCACTATTTGTAACATCAAAATGTTTATCGTAAAATATATATTTCATAAATTGCATCTTTTGTAAAGAAAATAATATTTTTTTGTAATGAGAAATAATATATTTCAATGGATATTTTTTATTATTTTCTATAATTTTCCCCGTAATAACATCTCTCTTAATATAGGTTTCTCCAGGATGAATGATATAAAAGGTACCATTAACATCAATTAAATCAGTAATACCATAACCATCCACATATAATATTGGCAATACAGATGATAAGTTGGTTGATAATGATGATATGTTAACATCTATAAACGGATGCTTTAAAGTCGTATCTGTAAATTCATATCTATATTGTTTTTCATATATATCTTTAATAAAACTATTTGATGCTTTAAAATCATTGTAACCCTTATAACCATTTTTAAAATCGTAATTCTGGGGATGCTGATCAAAATCAACAAACTTTTCTGTACTTTCACTACTTAATATTTTAAATAAATCGAATGTAATATCTTTTGTTACTAATTCATAACTTGATTTAATATGAGCTCTAGATCCTTCTTTATACATATAATAACATGTTCCAGACGATTTGCGACCAATACGACCTCTACGTTGTAATCGTGATGCATCAGATATTTTATCAACTGATCGTATATCTTTGTTTTGATTAACGTCAAAATTAATATTATTGGCATATCCGGTATCCACAACAATTTTAGCAGAACCAATTGTAACTGATGCTTCTACAACAGGTGTTGCTACAATTATAGCACGAGTATAAGTACCTTTTCTTACTTTTGTAAATCCACTTGTTCCAGATTCAATAACATCCATAATATCATCTTTACCATATGGCATGTTTGGCAATGTTTTATCTATTCCTTTGATCATATCAAACCATTTAATATCTTTTTCTATTTCTCTCATTTTGGAATATAATGGTAATGCAATAATATGAGATTCCGTAAATGAATTAAATAATCTCACAAGTTTTTTAACAGTTACAGTTGTTGTTGTAAAAAATATTATATCTCCATCCGTGCTATTAATAATACGTCTCATAGTTTCAATACCTTTTTCCTCTGCTTCCTCATATGTTGCTGTATCATCTGGCAAATATATATCTGTTACCGTAAATCTACTCGTTTCACCGGGTGGTGATATATGAAATCGTCGATCAACGCAAGATCTGTCAATTGTTATTTTATCAACTGTTCCGTTAATCAACATACTTTTACTAAACATTGGAAACATATAATTGTCATTAACATGTTTGTAGAAACGTCTATATATAAACTCGTCTGCATCCATGGTGGCCGAAGTAATTACTAATCTAATTTGATTATTAATCATGATTGTATTACGAACAATTGTTAAAATCAAATCCATACTTACATTATGCATATGTGCTTCATCAATAATTATTACGTCGTATAAATTTTCATCACGATAATCTGTTATAATACCGTGTTTATTTTTAATAGGTTTTTTTAATAATGGATTTGTTTGTAATTCTTCCAATAATGTTCTATCTGTAACTTCTTTAATATATGTTTCTGCACCACGCACATCGTGTTTATCTTTTTGAGTTGAATATTGAATATATGGATTAGGTGTTTCATGACCATTAATTTCAATCGGGACACCTAAATTTAGAGCCATAAAATTACTATTACCTGTTGTAGCAGCTACTAAAGCTTGTGTTGATAAAATTTTAGCTTTTGAGTTTAATGTTAATGCAACGGTGGCATAATAAAATAATATTGGTACTAGTACTGATTTACCTTGACCCGTTGAACCAGTGACCATCATAACACGATTATTTAAAAAGTGATGATAAAAGTTTACTTGTGATACCAATGATAAAGCGAAATAATTATACCAAGGTTCACCCATAGTCATGTGTTCAAACCAATTAATGCGTTGATCATCTTGAATTCCATTACGGCCTTTATATAATTCTAAATTACTATATTTATCTCTTGTCAAATAATATTCTGTATCCAAATATTTTTTATTATTATCACTATTTTTAATATATTTATCTTTAACACGTTCGATCAAGGTTTTAGTACGACCAGCATCATCAGCACCTAATAAATTTTTATCAGTTAATGATGGTGTTGGAATAATTTCTGTTAATAATCCTGTACCAATAAATATTAAAAATATATTATCACGAAGGGTTATCTTAAAATTTTTCTCTATAAATTTTTGAAAGTTATTTATATCCGAACCATTTGCATTAATATATGTTTTAGTAATTACTTTATTAATGTTAAAGGCTTTACCACCATGTTCTCCATTCAAAATATTAAAAAATCGTGTCCATCCTTCATCTGTTAATGATCTTGAATCTGATATAACACTTTTTTTATCATTTGTTTCCAATGATATATATTTTGCATAATTATAAATATTTTTATATGTTAAGTAAAAAGTATTGGTATTACCTTTATAGTTGACATTTAATTTTTCATTAATATCTATGACACTTGTGATAATTATTTGCCCATTCACTTCTCTCAACATATTTTGACCATACCATGTTCTCTTGAACTTTATAATTTGTTCGTCAAAGAAATCATGTAATGCTGTAAATGGTATTTTATTAAAAAAATCATCTACTTTAGCCAGATAATCTTCATCATCTATTTTAATTAAATTCAAATCTAAAAATTTATCTTCATCATTTAATGTTCCCCTATGGTCCTTATATTTTTCATAAAACGTTTTCTCATCATAATTGTATTCTTTGCTTATTTCTGGTGTGCAATAATTAAGATCAAATTTGAATATCACACATTTTATGAAATCTTTATAAATTTCATTATTTTTATTTTTCATATTTTTCCAATTATTATCAGTATCATTTTGTAAACTATTACTTAACGTGGTAAATGATGATGATAAATGTTTAATATTTATGATTTCATTTAATATTTCAATATATGTTACTGGTTTTTCATTTACATTTATTTGTTTTTCATACATTAACCATTTAACACCAGAATTAAAAATTTCATTAAATAAAAATACATGTATTCCATTAAACATATCATGAACACTTATACCACTATAAGTAATCATAGGATCTTCTACATTACCTGACCATTGCCTTAATTTTTCACCATTATGCATTATTTTTTGACCATCATATTGAAATGAATTTTTATATAATCTCGATTCTTTATAATCTTGTTTCGTAATAGGTAAAATATCTAGCCAATTTACACATAATTTTGTTCTAGTATATTCTATCGTGTCAAGTAATAAACGAAAATTAGATAAGAAATCACTGTCATTATATTCATATTCTTTTGCATCTTCTGAATCTTGATATCTAGAATATTGATATGTTGATATCAAATATGGATTTTTATCAGGATTTTTCTGCAAACTTGAATCCGGTTTCTTTTTAATAGTTATGTCTTCAAACTTTTCTATTGATTCAAACAATTGAAAGTCATTTATATCATCTATATATGGTAATAAAAGTTTAATAATAGATTTTATATGTTGATTATTATTTTGAGTCATTAATACAGTAAATTGTTCAATTGTATCTTCTGTAAATCCATATTTAAATGCCATCACTGTTAAAACAGTAATAGTATGTGATTGTATGCGTTGCAGATTTTCAACATTTAAATTTTTAAATATAGACTTAACAATAGATTTGATGTTATCTTTAAAATTTGAACTTAGTATTTTTGGTATCATTGTTTCAATTAACTTATAATAAGAATATTATTTTTTCTATTTTATTTTAAGATGCAACAAATAAAAATTGATTTTTTCCAATTAATATTGTTAATTATGTTTATCTATGTTTTCACATATTATTGGTTACCGCAACAAAAATGTAATGATACTGATGAATATTTAAAACTTTTAGAAAAATACAATAAAGTTTTAAATGATAGAAAATATTATAAAGCCGAATATTTAAAAGTAACTGGCGCTAGAGAAGTTACTATCGGTAAAAAAATTAGTGCACACTCTAGTCAAACAAAACCCAGAGACATAAATCAATCCGATAATTATGCAGTTGATGAAATGCTTAATTAATTATCCTTCTTCTTTCTACCTCTCTTCTTCTTAATTGGTTCGACAGGTTCACATGGTTCCTCTTCAACTAGTTCGTCGAGTTCGTCTGCGGCAAGTTCCTCTATAGACTCTAACTTATCTAAAACTTCTTGCTTTGCCATTTCAATTACGTCATTAATTGGTAACTCGGTAACTGGCATAGGACTGTTCACATCGTCATAGATTTCTTCAATCAAAACATCTGGAGATGCAACAAATTCCTCAATGGTATTTATTACAGCAGATTCTTCGACAACATTCTCAACTTCTTCGACAACATTCTCTACTTCTTCGACAACATTCTCTACTTCTCTAGCAACATGCATTCTACCACGATGAAGTCTGTGATGCACTGGTTCCACAACCTCGTCTTTAATTTCCTCCTCGACTTTTTCGACAACTCTATTAAAATGACGTCCCATTTTCTTAAAATGTAATCTGTTCATATTATTATATTGTTAGATTATAAAATTTTGTCATTTAAATATAAATAATTAATAGTAATTATATGGGAAAAACAAAAGTAAATAAGAAACATAGTAGACAGCATTTAATGAATGAAAATACTAGAGCTGATCGTGATAAAACCAATGCTGTAGAAATAGATTTAATGGTGGAAGATGACAGAATTCAAGGTGCCCATATTAAAATGTTTACCGACTTGTGTTTTGAATTTAAAGATACTAATATTGAAAGTCCACTATTCATTATCAATAATCTTGCATTAATGACAATTCGTCTAGAATATTATCAGCTAACAATGAAAAATGTTATTGAAGAAAATGATGAATGTGTAACTGACAATTTTGCAAATATTTTAACTAATAATGCATATGTTACTTATTTGGAAGCTATTATAGCACATGTTAAAACATTGGCTTAATAAAAATTGATTAATTTATTTTATCGATACACTATATTATCAATATTATTAACACCATTAAAATGTTAAATCTTGCGACATTACCCGCAGATATAATATGTTACTGTATATTACCATATTTATCGTTCAAAGATAAAAAAGCTTTTCTCAATACAAATAAACAACTATATTTGTATATAAAAAATAATTGGTATGTTGCTATAAATAATTTAGATATTTTAAATAATTTACATATATTACCTATGATAGTTAATGATACATCTAAACAATTGTCTCTCAATGTAAGACATTGTCGTTTGATAACTGATGTACATATATTTAGTAATATACATACTCTCAATTTAAGTTTCTGTCATAGTATATTTGATGTTAAAAATTTGTCAAATATATGGTCACTTGATTTACATGGATGTGAAAATTTAACAAATGTCAGTAATTTAACAAATATACAATTACTTGATTTAGATAAATGTCATAATTTAACCAATATTAATAATTTAAAAAATGTTCATACTCTCATGTTACAAAGTAATAAAATATCTGATGTCAGTAGTTTATGTGATGTACATACTCTTACATTACAAAGTAATAAAATATCTGATGTCAGTAGTTTATGTAATGTTCATGTTTTAACCATGAATCATTGTTCTCAAATAACTGATGTTAATTGTTTACACAATGTACATACACTTATATTAAGATATTGTCATTCGATAACTGATGTTAGTGGTTTACATAATGTAAATACACTTTTAATAAAAAATTGTCCTATAACAAATGCCGATAGTTTAAATAAAAAACATACTTTTAAAAGTAAAGGATATCATAATATACATACTTATACTTCTCCTTAAAATAATTAATTTATTACTTCACACTTTATTGTTTAATATTTTAATGACATTTGAAATAAATATCAAACATGCATTAAAACATAAGTTTTGTGCAACTCAAAATGAAGAATTTCAATCGTATGCAGCACAATATAGAGCTATACATTTAACATTGGAAAAAGCGATGTCTATTAGCACCATCTCATTGCGCATGTATGAAATATTACATTTTTAATGATAAGGGTAATTCATATCCAATTTGTTCGACTTGTAAAACAAATATTGAGGAAGAAATAAACGAGTTTAAAAATATGGATGGCATTAAAGAATTATATGATCATCCTAATAATGGTATATATGAAAGAGTTAAACTAATATTATTTATGGAACGAAATAATATCAAAAAAGGCAAATATAATAGTAATGCATGGAAAATATTTATAGATAGTATTAACTTGACAGCTAAAAAGAAAAAGCAAATTATAAAAACTTGTCAAGCTACATTATGTGGCAGCACAAAAACAGACATAAACTTTTATTTACCACATTATTTTTTTAATGCAGGCACATCAAATCATCAATTTTATAAGGCTCTAAAAATGTGTGATAAGTTATTTCCCAATATGTTGTCACATAATTTTCAACAACCGCCGCTACCATACAAACCAATGCCACCAATCAAAGTTAATGTACCAAAATTTTTAATTGGTCTTATTTCGTGCGGCAGTCAAGATGTCTGTTGGTAATCAAAAAATTGATATTATTTCATTTTGTATTCAATATAATACAAAATTAATTCACTATGTATAAATATTTCTTAGATAGTGTTCATGGTAATATTAAAATATGTAGTAATATTTTACAAATTATTCATTTGCCAGAATTTCAACGACTAAAAAAGATTAGACAATTGGGAAATGCACATTATGTATTTATGGGAGCGACTCATACTAGATTTGAACATTCTATAGGTGTATCTTATTTATGTGGTCAATTGTTAACCAATATTAAAGACAATCAACCTACTCTAAATATTGATGATCGAACTATATTGTTAGTAAAGGTTGCTGGCTTATTTCATGATATTGGTCACGGATGTTTTTCTCATTTATTTGATAGTCATTTTCTAAAAGTTAAATTAACTGGTACCGAATTAGAAAAATACATAGATCATGAATATAGATCTGTTAAAATTATTAAATATATTATGGAAAAATATAAATTACCGTATACGGAAGAAGAAATTAGTTTCATCTGTAATTTAATCACCCATGAAGAAGAATACTTGAGGGCACCATTCTTATACGAAATAGTATCTAATATTAAGAGTGGCCTCGATTGTGATAAAATAGATTATTTGATCAGAGATACTAGAAGTGTTGGTATCAGATCTAGTATTAACTATGATAAAATGTTTATGGGTGCTAGAGTAATAGATAATACAATATGTTATCCTTATGATGATGCTCTAGATATATTCCAATTATTTCACCTGAGATATATAATGCATAAAAAAGTATATCAACATAAAACAATCAGAGAAATAGATTACATGATTGCAGATGTGTTATGTGATATTGATACCCGACTTAATATCAGTGGTAAAATAAGTAATATAGATGAATTTTGTAAATGTATAGATTGTATTACAGATATTGATATATTTATGCATCCTAATACTACAACTAGTTTATTGATGAATCGAATTGGAATGAGAGATTTATATAAATGTATTCATTATAGCATAAATGATAAAGTAAATGTAACAGAAAAATATATTGAAATGTTACAAGATGATAAAATAAGTAAAAATATTATGAATGTTGTCTTAGATATTTCAACTATAAATTACAATATGAAACATAAAAATCCTATGGATGAAATATATTTTTACATAGATAATAATATTGAAAAAAAAGTTAAATTAAATAGTAATTCAATAATTTATCCTACAATTTTCCAAGAAACAATTTCTATGATTATTGCAAAAAATAATGCAACTTTTTTAGGTCCATATATAAAAGAAAAGTATGACTTATGATAGCTCATAACAATCATTTGTTATAAGATATTGTAAACATTGTTTACGTCCTAAAATACTTTCTGGTGAATGTGTTTTCCAAGATAATTTTGGATCCAAGCATTTTTCAAGCATTATAGTAGTTGGCAGAGGACAACCATTATTATGAATATATTTTAACATATCAAGGTGTCCATTATAAGCAACAATATTATACATTTTTGATTGCCATTCATAATCTATAGAACGCAACCATATTACAATATCCATATGATTATATTGAATTGCTTCACATAAATTATCTTCGTGCATTATACAACCAATATTATGCAAATATTTTAAAATATCAATATTACCAATTCGTACAACTTGAGTACAAATGTTACTATTTGGTATACATCCATTATCGATAACATATTTTAACATATCAAGATGTTCATATATTATGGCATCGTTACATGGATCTAATGACCAATCACAATTTACAGATCTTGTCCATATCAATATATCAAGGTGTCCATATTTACCTGCCAACAAACATATATATTTTTTTAATTTATGACATACCATATTTTCAATAGTCATTTCTTCAAATGTTTGTTTAGGAATATTATAATGAATCATATGGTACCCTGTTAAAATATACTCTTTTGTGTCAGGTTCCATATTATATTTAACAAATGTTTCTGTATTATCGATCATTAAATAATCGCATAATGATAAAATATCATTAATGTTAGTTGAATTAAAACATCTGTTATTGAAATCTTTTAACAAGTTAGTTGCAATGGGAAATGTTTCCGGAATAGGAATATTTGTTTCATTATCCAATTCCTCAATTAATTGAGATTTGATGCCAGTTAAAT